CAATGGCAAGTTTCAGGTATTATAGATCGTATTTCTAATGAATATCTAAAATTTGATATAAGATTTTTAAATGATTTTAATGATAAAAAAGGAAAACTTATAAATTCACAAAGTAAAGCCGATAAAGTCTTATTTGAAGACGATATAAATTGGATATTAGTAGATACTCAAGAATTGATTAAACATATGAAAGCATATAGTTTAAAAGAAGTAAAATTAGAAGAATTGATTAAAAGCATAGAATGGAATATAATATTGCCAAAAAAGTAGTGCATTTACTAATATAATCTATATAAAGGAAGGCTTATGCCTTTACAGAAGATACAATTTAAGCCTGGATTTAATAAACAACAAACTGCAACCGGAGCCGAAGGGCAATGGATTGATGGTGATAATATTAGATTTAGGTATGGTGAACCACAAAAGATAGGTGGATTCCAGCAACTCGTTGCTAGCACCTTGGCAGGTCCAGCGCGTGACCAGCATACTTGGACTGCATTAGATGGTAAAAAATATGCAGCAATAGGAACTTCTAAAATATTAGCTATTTATTATGAACAAGATTTTTTTGATATTACACCACTTGGAACAGCTTTAACATCTTGCACCTATACATCAACAACTGGATCAGCAACAGTTACGATTAATAAAGTAGCACACGGATTAGAAGTTGGAGATTATATTATCTTTACAAGTGTTACAACTCCAGGACCTACTACAACAAGTTATACATCCGCAGATTTTACAACTAATACTTTTGAAGTTAAAACAGTTCCAACATCAGGAACTTTTACAGTTACAATGCCATCTAATGAGACAGGCACTGGTGTTACTGCAGGTGGATCTTTAACAACAACTCCTTATATTGAAATAGGGCCTACGTTTCAAACTCCTGCATTTGGTTACGGTACAGGATATTGGGGTGGAACAATTCCAACTTCAGTTACAACTTTATTAAATGGAGCAATTGATAATTCTCAAACAACTATTACAGTAGATTCAACTGCTGCATTTCCAACAACTGGAAGAATAGATATTGACACAGAACTAATTACTTATACTGGAAAAACTGCAACAGATTTTACAGGTTGTGTTAGAGGTGCAAACGGATCAACAGCTACATCTCATTTAGATAATGCGATAGTAACTAATGCAACAAGTTGGGTTGATTGGGGAGAAGAATCAAATACTGTAGGTGTTACACTTGCACCAGGTTCCTGGTCACTTGATAACTATGGACAAATTCTAGTCGCTACAGTTAAGAATGGATCAACTTATACTTGGGATCCATCTGCTGCAGGAAGATTAAGTGTAAGAGCTACGATAGTTTCTAATGCTCCAACAACTTCAATTTGTTCTGTTGTATCAGATAGAGACAGACATTTATTTTTATTTGGAACAGAAACTACAATTGGAGATCCATCAACTCAAGATCCAATGCTTATAAGATTTTCAAATCAAGAAGATATTAATACTTGGAATCCAACAGTTACAAACACTGCGGGTACATTTAGACTAGATACTGGAAACGAAATTATCGGAGCACTACAAGGTAAAGATTATATTTTAGTTTTAACAGACCAAGCAGCTTATACAATTCAGTTTGTTGGACCACCCTTTACATTTTCAATTAGACAAGTTGGTACGAACTGTGGATGCATTGGTCAACATGCAATGGTATACGCACAGGGCGCTGTATTTTGGATGGGATTTGGAGGAGGTTTTTTTGCATTTGATGGAACGGTAAAACAATTACCCTCACTCGTTGAAGACTTTGTATTTACAAATATTGGAGATAATTTAGGTATTAACTATGATGCAAGTCAAATAACTTATGCATATCATAATTCTTTATATAATGAAGTAGGTTGGAATTATTCAAAAGCAGGATCGACTCAAGTAGATAGAAATGTAGTTTATAACTTTGTTGAAAATACTTGGTCAGTTGGAACATTAGCTAGAACAACTTATAATGATGCCGTTACTTTTGATTTACCTTATGCAACACAATATATCACAAATGGTACACCAACGTTTCCTACTATTAATGGTGTAACTAATACTTATGGTTCATCTAAATACTGGGCACAAGAAACGGGTGTTAATGAAGTAGATGCAAGTGGCAATGCAACAGCTATTGCTGCTTATATTAAATCTGGAGATTATGACATATCAGAACAAGGTTTAGGTGGAGATGGTCAGTTAATTATGCGTGTTAAAAGATTTATTCCGGACTTTAAAAGCTTAGAAGGCAATGCAAAAATAACTTTATTCTTTAGAGATTATCCAGCAAATAGTGAATCAACACCTTCTACAACACCGCCATTAATTACTGGACCTTTTACAATTACATCATCAACTGATAAGGTAGATACGCGCGTACGAGGAAGACAGGTAAGTTTAAAAATTGAAAACGATGCAGTTAATGAAACTTGGAGGTATGGAACTTTGAGATTAGATATTGAAGCAGGCGGAAGAAGATAATGGCAAAAATTACAGCTTATATACCAGAACCAACGGACACTTATGATGTTAATAATCAAAGACAAATACTTGAATCACTTAATACAATTAAGAATCAACTTAACTTTGGATATCAACAAGATTTAATTAACGAACAAGCAGCGATGCTACAATTTATGTACGGAAATCAAAATGGATTTGGATGTGATACAGGTACTCCATCTAATCCTACAGTCATAGTTCCAGGTGGAAATAGTGTAGATGCGTTTGGAAGATTAAGAGTTTCTAATCCACTTACAATCTTTGACAGTAAAAGTATTATGTCAAAGAATACTTTATTTGATGAATCTACTGCAAATGGTGGAAGTGTTACTTATACAGCTAATAAGTCTACAGTTAATTTAAATGTAACAGAAGCAGCAGGATCTAAAACAATAAGACAATCTAAAAGAGTTATGTCTTATCAACCAGGTAAGTCATTACTTATATTTAATACATTTGTAATGAATACTTTGACTGCGAACTTAAAACAAAAGGTAGGTTTATTTGATGCAAATAATGGAATATTTTTTACTGCAGATGGAACAACTCTTAAAATAGTAAGAAGAACTTATACATCAGGTGCAGCAGTTGATACTGAAATATCACAATCTAGTTGGAATGGGGATACCTTAAATGGAAGTGGTCCAAGTGGTTATACATTAAATGCAGCAGCATCAAATATATTATTTATAGATATTGAATGGTTGGGTGTAGGATCTGTTAGAGTTGGATTTGTTATTAATGGTCAATTAATTACAGCGCATACTTTTTATAATGCTAATAGTTTAACAACTGTTTATATGCAAACAGCCAATCTTCCAATTCGTTATGAGATTGAAAGAGATGGAACGTTAACTGCGGGGACTTATACATTACAACAAATATGTTCTTCTTGTATTTCTGAAGGTGGATATTCACCTGAAGGATTAGAACAAATGGTTGGAACAGGTACTGTTAGTGCTGGTGTAAATTTATCAACTGCAAATACTTATTATAATATTGCAACGATTAGAATTAAAACTTCAAGACCATATGCTGTAATAGTACCAGCAGGATTAGATATATTAAACATATCTAATGGAGATTTTGAATGGGGTTTATTTGTTAATGCAACTCCGTCTAGCCCATTTTCATATTCAAGTTTTAGTGATAATGTAGAATATGATTTAACTACCTCTGATTTAACTTCAACGGGTACAAGAATCGCTGGTGGTTATTTAGGTGGTAAAACTGCACCCTTTGCTTTAGGTGGAGATTTCATAGCATTTTCAAATCAACTTGGACAAACTATTGCAGGTGTGTCAGATACTTTAACACTAGGTGTAAGACCAGGAACAGCTAATGGAGATGTGTCTGGTTTATTAAAATGGTATGATTTAACATAATGGCTATATTTTATAAAAATCAAGGATTTAATTTATCAACTACAAATGCAACAACTGTATTAAGTATTAATACTTCTTCAGTTGCAATCGTTAAAGATATTGCTGTAACTAATACAGGATCAAATGCAGTTACATTAGATATGTATGTTTATGACTATTCAGCATCTACAACATATCAATTTATACATGCAAGTGTTGCAGGTTCGTGCAATGGTAATGCTGCTCAGACAGTCTTGAATTTAGAAGAAGGAGATGCTATATTAGCACAATCAGCAACTGTTGATGTTATTAAAGGCGTTATCAGTTATGCATTATTAGATAGAATAGGAACGAATGGATAAAATAGTTGAAATAGAATGTAAGACAGAAGAAAGTTTTAAAAGTAAAACAACTGGAAAGACTTACAAAACTAAAGAAGAATTTTTAAAAGAAAATAAAGAAGAAGATTTAATAGTAGACCTTACTGTTAAAGTAACAAATAAAGGTTTAGAGTTATTAGAGAAAGTAATGAATCAAAAATGAACCCCAGGGGCGGAACAGAATTACAGGTAGAATTACTTGAGAAATACGCAGATAAAAAATTACTAGATCAAGTACAAATAACTACATCCGTACCGGA